ATACTGCTTACTACGTTAATCCTGCGAGCACATCACGCCTAAACGCAATCGACTTTGGCGATAGTAGCCCAACATTGCAGCAAGACGGTCATTATCTCAAAATAGTAGGTACTAATGGGAACATTAGCATTGGTTCAGGTAACAGTTCTTACACGCACTTTTATTCAGACAGAGGCCAATATTACTTTAATGTAGGTTTGATGGTGGATGGCTATGGCGTCCGTATGTACGACACAGGTGCTGATGTTCGTTCATATATCTACTACGATCAAGGCAACACTGCCTATTATGTTAATGCTGATGGAACGTCTAACCTTAACGGTCTTAGCCTAGCTGGCTCATTATCAGGAGGCTCAATTAGTGGCGGCACTATCACAGCAAGCACTAAGTTTAATGGCCCCTATATGGAGGACAGCAACAATACAGCTTATTTTATAAATCCTGCTGGCCCGTCTAATGTAAGCACTTTAGAAATAAACGGTAACAGTCAAATGCTTGGTGGAGCAATCCTCAGATTTGGGCCAAACCTAAGCACTCATAATCTGGAAATACAGGATACTGGAAGCTACAACCGTATAGATACAGAAAACCAAGATCTATTTATCAGAGGTGTTGGCAGAAGTGTCCACCTGTCTGCTTCTTATTCAGGTACGCCAACTATAGTTGTAAAGGCTTCAGTCAATGGTTTGGCATACCTATACGCAAGCGGAAGTGAGAAACTTAGAACGAGCAGTAGTGGTATTACGGTCACGGGTACAGTAGCAGCCACTAGCTACACAGGTGATGGTTCTAACCTGACAGGCATCTCTGCAGGTGCTACAGGTGGTGGCTCAGATGAGATATTCTGGGAGAACGGACAAAACGTTACAACCAACTACACCATCACTAACGGTCAGAATGCTATGAGTGCTGGGCCTATTACGATTAACTCTGGTGTCACTGTCACTATTGGCGCTGGTGAAGCTTGGACAATTGTATAATGTATGACATGCTGCTATCATCTGATACAGGTTTAACTTATGGTAACATAGTTATAACACCTAGTGAGCTAGAGAAATACATAGCTGGTATAGATATAATAGATGGCTTATTAGTAATAGAAGGTGTAAAATTCGTGAATTTAGACAATAGACAATACATTGTAGATCAACTTGGAGTTAAGCACCAACTTGAAGAATTAATGGAGGCCGCATAATGTCAACAGTATTACGTGGTAATGACAACTTTGATAGTGCTAGTCCTGTTCCAACAACACACGGCGCAGTTGGTACTTATACATCAGCTTACGTTGCATATTCAGCTACTATAACTAGAGGCTCAACTATTTCAGGAAGCAGTCTTTTGCAATCTAATGCCGCTTTTACGCATGACATGGAAAGGTCGTATAACCAAGCAACTGCTAGTGCTGGATTAAGTGGTACTTGGAGGGCAATGAGCAGGGCCGTTAATACAACAGAAAGCGGTTTTAATGTAGGTTCTGTGCTTTGGGTGAGGATTAGTTAATGAGTATTGAAATAACAAATGTGCGCAACGCACGTTCATTAAACCTATCTAATACCTGTATGGATGTAGAGATAGAACATCCAGTCTATGGTTGGATACCATACACAATCACTGATACAGACACAGACACAACTATCAATAACGATAATCTTATGAGCCTAATTGGTTCTGACTTTGAAGCGTATGTTCCACCTACACAGGAAGAACTAGATGCACAGGCAGCGGCAGCGGTTCGTGGTCAACGTGACATGATTTTGGAGATAGAAGTTGACCCAATTGTATCTAACCCATTGCGCTGGGCAGACATGACCACAGAACAGCAAAACGCTTGGTCACAGTATCGCACTGACTTACTGAACATCACAGGTCAAGCAGGGTTTCCACACAACATAACTTGGCCTACTAAACCAGAGTAAGGATTATTTAATATAGCAGGTACAACATGACAACATGGATATATAACTTTTCTGTTTATGACAATGAAAGTGCCGCACTAGATGCAGTTACAGCTTTAAAAAATGAACTGGATAATATGCCAACGACTTACGTTGAGGTAAAGTTGCTTTCTGGAAATGCAGTAGATGGTTGGGTTGTGCCAACAGAGAGGCTGACGGACGATCAGATAAACGCAGGGCTAAATGCGGACAGCTTCTACAATGTTTCTGCGATTGCAGAAGGTATCACTCACATTGGAGTTTCGGGGACTGATGCAACAACAAAAATTCTTGAAATTAGGAAATTGTATGCGCAAAGATGCAGTGCTGATGTTATTCGCAAAGAATATGCGCCGACAAATCACGACATGTCAGGATATGTAGAATGAGTACATTAAAAGTAGATACACTTCAAACAACCACAGGTGCAGCCCAAGAATTTGGTAAAGTTCTACAAGTAGTTGATAACTACAACACAGATTTCTCGACTACTACAGGCAGTATTAATAGCCGCACAAATGTAGCCAACATGGGTACAACCATTACACCCAGTAGTACTTCTAGTAAAGTCTTAATAATGGTCCACTGGACAGGAGAGCTAAGTACTCAACACGCTGCTTACAACGGCATGTGGGGTCTAAAGAGAGGTACAACTGTGATTGGACAGCCTACTTCTACAGGTAGTACCTCTGCTGGTGATATAGGTATAGCTCAACCAGTTATATCTTACTGGAGCAGTGATGCAAACTCTACTATGGAGAGCCTTCATTTTCACTATTTAGACAGCCCTTCTACAACTTCTGCAACAACGTATTACTTATGGTTTTCTTCTGGCTCTTATAATTTAACTATAAAAAGTGGTGGGGTATACGGCTGGACTACAAGCAGAACTACTCAGTTTGAACGTGGTACTTATGGTATGACATTGATGGAGATCGGATAATGAGTGTTTTAAAAGGTACTGCAATGGTAGAAGCTATTATTGCACTTCGTCCAAATTGTACATGGAGTATTACAGGTGATGAACAGTTATTTTCTGATCTTGTATGGGACGAGTCTAACGAAGTAGCTCCACCTACAGAGGAAGAAGTTGCGGCTAAGACAGAAGAAATACGTGCAGAACGTCTAGCCACAGCTTATCAACGTAAACGTAAAAAAGAATATAACAAACTCAATCAGTTTGAACTTATGTTTAATGATAAGATAAACGGGACTACTACGTGGCAAGAGGCCATCAATAATATCAAACTAAGATTCCCGAAGCCAACGGAGTAAGTCATGCCTACAATAGTTTTAGGAGGTTCTAATGGTATGAGCTATGATGGCTCTACTATTAGTCAGACTGCTTTAGCAGGTAAAAGCAATAGTATTACCACTGCTAGTAACGCATTAACTCTTGATGTATGTAGTTTTGATAACGTAAATGAAAAATTTTATGACGATCAAGGGGAAAGAGGTCTTGGTGGAACGGACTACACTATTTCAAGCAACTCATCAGACGTGACTATTACATCTGCACAATTAACAGCAGGACTAATGGGTGGTAACGTTAATATAAATTCTGGAGTTTATGTTTACTCAACAAGCACATCAACACCTGCTTTAACTCTTCAAGTTAGTGGCGCAAACATTGTAAACAGCGGTTATATAATCGGCATGGGCGGAGATGGCGGTGGAACCGTTAATGCAGCGGGTCGCTCTGGTTACGATGCTGGCCCTGCGATTAAAATAGAAGGAACTGGTTGTGGTGTTGTAAATAATTCTGGCGGCTACATTGCTGGTGGAGGCGGCGGTGGCGGCGAATGGGGCGGCGGCGGTGGTGCTGGCGGTGGTCGAGGCGGTCGAGGAAATCACTACACAGGTAGCTATAGCAGTCTCACAGGTTCTCTTATGGCTGTTGCTGCATTAAACGCAGTAGGAGCTAATGCTACATATACAGGAACAGCAAGCTCACAAACCACGGCTACAGGCGGCGGAGCAGGTGGCGGCGGGGGCGGCGGTTATGATGCGGGTTCGGGCAACACTGGGTCATCAGGCGGCGGAGGTGGTGGTCGTAAGATCGCTAGTGGTCGAACTGGTGGTGCTGGAGGTTCTGCATCAGCTTGTGGTGGCTTTGGAAACAGAGGGTGCGGTGGTGCTGGTGGATCAGATGGAAGTTCGGGAAGTAATTATAATGGCGGCATTGGCTCTGGCGGCGGTGGAGGTTGGGGCGCAGCGGGTGGAAACGGAGCAGGTGGAACAGGCGGCGCAGGTGGTGCTGCGGTAGACGGTAACGGAAACACCTACACATTAACAAATAACGGGACGGTTTACGGATCGACTTAATTTAGCCAATAACGATAGGAGATCAAAATGGCATTAACACTAACATGGGAAGTAACTGGTGTAAAAACCAAAAACGAAACTAACACAGATGGCGTTACATTAAGTGATGCTGTAGTACAAACGTACTGGAAATGCACAGGCGTAGATGCAGACGGTAACGAAGGTAGCTTTTCAGGTGCTACACCTTTTACTGCAGCTAACGTACCAGCAGGTTCATTTGTAGCATTTGCTGATCTAACAGAGGCAACAGTACTAGGCTGGATTCAAGCAGTTGTTGTAGGTGGCTACATGGATCACGTACAAGAGCAAATTCAAAAACAAATTGACTCTGCTACAATACAAGAACCTGGGCTACCTTGGGCACCCGCTGAAGAAGAGTAAATAAATGCTAGGCTTTTCTAGTTTTTCCCAAGCTACGTTTTCATCTACAGGTGCTGCTGCGCTTGCTGCTCTTGGCTATCTAGCTACGACATCAGCGCAGCTTGCAGCAGGTACTTTAATATCTAACGGTCAAGCTGGACCAATATTACCTGCTGCTACTGCTACCTTTACAGCTAATGCTTTTGGTGATGTAGATGCACAAGCTACAACAGAACTAGTAAACGCCCTAGCCTCGTTTAACATAGCTACCCTAGCTGATATAGATGCTCAAGCTAGTACAACTATACCAGCAGCTACAGCTAGTTTTACTGCAGCAGCATTTGATGATGTAGATGCACAGGCTAATACAACTTTATCAGGTGCAACATCTACTTTTGCTGCTTCAGCACTTGACTTTGATGCACAGGCAAGTATAACTACTACTAATGTAGTTGCTTCTTCTAGCATTAGTGACTTTACTTCTGTAACAGGTAAAGCTAATATTACACCAAGTGGTGCTACAGCTACCTTTGCATTAGACATAGACTTTGACGCTAAAGCAAACACAAGCATAGGCGGCTCAGTTACAGCCACACTTACTGCTGCAGATGTTGAGGGTGACGGTCAAGCAAGTGGATTCTTATCTACTACTGCAGCATTCCTCTCTATCTATATCTCAGACTTTGCAGACGAGGATGCACAAGCTAGAGCATTCATGCCAGTGGCAGCGTCTAGCATTACAGCAAGTGACTTCGGTGACGTAGACGCTAAAGCTAATACAACCAGTGAATCTGTAACAGCCGCACTAGCAGTATCAGCATTCGATGATGTAGATGCTAAAGCTAACACAACACCCAGCGCAGTAACAGCTACAATAGCTAACGCAGCGTTTGACGATGTAGACGCACAGGCAACAGTAGTACCACCTTCTGTCGTATTAACCCCAGCTATAGATTTAGATGACCCTATTGCTGTAAGGTTTGACTTCGGTCAGTTTGCTGACAGTTACGATAGATCAAGAGTGCTTTATATAGTTTCTTACGGTGGTAGTGATACCGTACATGTTACTGAAGAAAACAGAACAGTTTATATAGATTCATACGGTGGTAGTAATACTATACATGTTACTGAAGAAAACAGAACAGTTTATATAGATAAAGATATGCAGAACTACACTGTGTATATTGCAGCATAAGGACACAATATGTCTTATAAATGGCCCGACAAAGATCCTGATGAAATGTTAGACTACAGTGTAGACTGGTCACGCTTTTTAGGCGATGATACTATATCGTCTGTAACTTGGTACATCTATGACGGAGACGGAGTTAAACAACAAATGTCTGATTCTTCTGTAGTTAATGGGCTGCAGTTTGTTCAGGGTACTATTTCAGGGCGTGTAGCTACAGCAAGGTTTTCATTAGGGACTAATAATATACGTTATAACGTTGTCTGTCGTATAAACACAGGGGAAAATCTACAGTATGAACGTTCTATTTTCCTACGTGTTAAGGAGAAATAAAATATGGCGTATGATTATTTAGGTTTAGTTAATGATGTTAACCGCAGACTAAACGAAGTAGAATTAACTGCAGCAAACTTTGCATCTACTACAGGTTATTATAGTTTTGCTAAAGATGCAGTTAATGCAGCTATTCGCCATATCCAACAGGAAGAATATGGTTGGCCTTGGAATCACGTAGAAGAAACTGAAGTATTAGTTCCTGGTACAGTTCGATATGGTTTTCCTTACGACTCTAAAATTGTAGATATGAATACGTTTAGAATTAAACGTAATGATGCTTTAAATGTAACGACTAAAAAACTTAGGGTTATATCTTACGAAGAGTACTTGACTAAGTATGCTGATCAAGAATATAATTCTAATACTAGTATTAGGACTGTACCGACACATGTTGCAAGAACTCCAAGCAGAGAGTTTATGATTTATCCAAGTCCAGATAAAGCATATGAACTTGTTTACGAATATTATAGAACGGGTTTTGATTTAGAAAACGCTACGGATGTTTGTAACTTACCAGAACAATATCGTTATGTTATTGTAGACGGTGCAATGCACTATGTCTATCAGTTCCGTGGTGACACACAAGCATCTCAAATAGCAATGCAAAAATTTGAGCAAGGTATTAAGTATCTGCGGAGTCTACACATTAACCGTACAGATTACTTAGGTGATACAAGAGTTGGATTCTAATGGCTACCCAGTGGCAAACATTTCCGATTGAGTTTAGAGGCGGTTTGATCTCTAACCTATCAGCCTTGCAGCACGGTACTAATGCTGTGGGTTCTGCTACTATTTTACAAAACTTTGAGCCTAACAAAGAAGGTGGCTACTCTAAGATCAAAGGGTACGAAAAGTTTAGCGATACAGAGGTCACAGGTAGTGGACCTATACTAGCTCTTAAAGTTATCTCTTCAGGTCGTATTATTGTAGCACGTAAGAATGCTAGTAACTACACTCAGTACTATTACGGTACAGGTACTACATGGACTAGCATGGCTACAAGCGCAAGTACTAATGGTGGTAAAGCACGTCATGCAGAGTTTAATTTTGATGGTGATGACAAAGTAGTTTTTGTAGATGGTACTAACTACCCTGCAATCTATAATACATCTGGAAACACTATGACTTTCTTGACATCTGCAAATAGTACAGATGTTAGTGGTGCAGAAAATGTAGCTGTCTTTAAGAATACGGCTTTTTACTCTAATGGTAATAACATATTTTTTACTGCACCCCTTACAGTAGATGATTTCAGTGCAGCTAATGGTGCAGGTAGTATCAACCTAGGGCAAGATATTACAGGTTTAACTGTTTTTCGTGACCAACTTATTATCTTTACTACCAACAGTATTAAACGCTTAACAGGAAACACTGCAGCAGATTTTCAAGTATCCCCTATTACAGATCGTATTGGTTGTATTAACGGTGATACAATTCAAGAAGTCGGTGGTGACATTATGTACCTCGCACCTGATGGTATCAGACTGTTAAGTGCTACTGATCGTATCGGTGACTTTGGTTTGGATATCGCATCAGATTCTATTGCTAAAGATGCTAGTATATTCCTCGACAGTACATCTACTTTTTCCTCTGTACTACTACGAGAAAAAGCCCAGTACCGTATTTTTGCATATATTGAGTCAGAACAAAAAACAGTTGCTAAAGGTTTAATAGCTACAAAGTTTATTGCTCAAGGTGCTACAGGTATTTCGTGGGCTACAACAAAAGGTATAAAAGCATACGTAGCCGATGGTCGTTACTCTGGTGATCAAGAAACACTAGCATTCGCTAATGAAGATGGTTACATTTATACTATGAATACGGGTAATGATCTTGATGGTCAAGATATTGAAGCTATTTACGAATCTCCGTTTATGCCTATATCAGACCCACAGGTTCGTAAGACGTTCTATAAAATGACTCTATATGCTGAACCTACAGGTAGTATGGATTTAGATCTTAACCTTAAGTACGACTTTGCTTCTGGTACAAATACTGCAACAGTTCAACCTACTACAGTAAGTATAAGCAGTACGGGTACTGCAGTCTTTTTATACGGTGCTTCTAATTCTACTTACAACTCAGCTAGGTATGGTGGGGAACTTGACAGCGTATATAACACCAACATTATTGGCTCAGGTAAAACAATAGCAATACGTATAGAAGATAACTCAACTAACCCAACATTTACACTCGATACAGCAGTGTTGGAATTTAAACAAAACGATAGGCAATAACATGGCAGATGGATATACACGGCAGCGATCTAGTGAAATTGTAAACGGTAACGTTATTGATGCCGACGATTTTGACGCAGAGTTTAACGCAGTTGCAGGTGCAATGAACGCATCTACTGGACACAACCATGACGGAACCAGTGGTGGTGGTGCCCCAATCGAAAGCATTGGTCCTGCACAAGACTTAGTCGTAACTTCTACTAATGTTAATCCTAAAACAACTAACACATTAAGCTTAGGTGCAGCGGGTGCTCAGTATAAAGATGCATTTTTTGATGGAACAGTTCAGACAGACTTACTATTGGTAGATGAAACTTCAACATTTACTGGAGCTATTACTGCTAATGGCGGTATTACAGGTAATCTTACTGGAGATGTTACTGGTGACCTTACAGGTAACGCAGACACTGCTACAACATGGGCAACTGCACGAGAGATTGCACTTACAGGAGATGTCACAGGTAGTGTAACAGGTGTTGACGGTAGTGGTAACATTAGCATTACTACTACAGTAGCTGCAAATTCTGTCGCACTGGGCACAGATACTTCTGGTAACTATATGACAGATGTGTCAGCAGGTACAGGTGTTACAGTTACTCACACCCCTAACGAAGGGTCTACTGCTACTGTGGCTATTGGTCAAGCAGTGGGTACTACTGACAATGTTACATTTAATACAGTAACTGCAAACCTTACAGGTAACGTCACAGGTAATGTTACAGGGAATATCACAGGTAACGTTACAGGGAATGTCACAGGGAATGCAGACACAGCAACTACCTTAGCAACTGCAAGAACTATTGCAGGTCAAAGCTTTAACGGTTCTGCTAACATCACTATTGCTGCAACAGATTTGTCTGACACTAACCAAGCATTATCAACTACATCAAATGTTACATTTAATAACTTAACAGTATCAGGTGATCTTACTGTATCAGGCACAACTACTACTGTTAATACAGAGACAATCAACCTAGCAGATAACCAGATCGTACTTAACAGCAACGAAGCAGGTACACCTACACAGAATGGCGGTATTGAGATTGAACGTGGTACTGCTGCTAATAAAACTCTTGTATGGAATGAGACAGATGACAAGTGGACAGTAGGAAGCGAAACATTTGTAGCAGGTACTTTTGAGGGTGCGCTTACAGGCAACGTCACAGGCAACGTTACAGGTAATCTGACAGGTGATGTTACAGGTGATGTCACTGGTAATGTTACAGGTAACCTAACAGGAAATGTAACAGGCAATCTAACGGGCGATACTACAGGCACACACACAGGTGCGGTTAATGCTACTAACGTAACAGTAACAGGAGTTGTTACAGGCGATGTGACAGGTGATGTGCTTGGCGATGTAAAGGCTAACAACGGCACCGTCATATTAGATAGTGGAACGAATGGTACAGATGCAGCATATACAGGTAACGTTTCTGTACCCGACAACATTACATTTACTGAAGGTGCGTCTGACTGGAAGTTTGAAATAAATGCGTCTAACGAACTTGTAATATCGTATGGCGGTACAAACAAGATGAAGCTAGATACATCTGGCAACCTAACAGTAACAGGTAACGTCACAGCTTACGGAACAGTATAATGGCTTTACAGTCTTCAGGTGCTATATCTTTAAACGATATTCAAACAGAGTTTGGTGGGAGTAATCCCATCAGCCTATCTGAGTATTACCAGAATGCAAGCCCTGACCTTGTGACAGCAAACAATACTAACGTACCTAACACAGGAAACCCTATAGACTTAGCTGATTTTTATGGTGCAACTTTAGCTCAGACAGTTACATACGAAATAATCGGTGGTGGTGGTGAAGGTGCTGGTGGCTACACAGGTCAAGGTAATGGTAGCGCTGGTACAGATAGCTCTCTGGCTTCATCTAGTGGTACATCCTTTACAACAGTAACATCTACAGGTGGCGTAGGGGGTACACAACCTGCTCCGTTTAGTGGCTCATTTAGAGTAGGCGAAGCAGGTGAGGCATCTTATTACGGATCAGGCGGTGCTGGTGGTCTAAACTCTGATAGTGGTAATCAAACTCCCGGTTCTAGTGCTCCTGCTACATCTTATGGTGCTGGTGGAGGAGGTGGTGGTGCATATCCCTTTAGTGCCAACAACGGTGGTGGTGGTGGTAAAGCTGCTACAAGACAGACAGGTACATTACTACTAGCACCAGGATCAGTAATAACTGTAACTATTGGCACAGGTGGTACTGGTATTTCTGGTGGCGGTGATGGTGCAGGTGGTTATGCTAAACTTACTGTAGGTGGGACTGACACAGAGTTTACTTCTTCAGGAACATACACGGTACCATCATGAGTATAAACTTGACACCAGAAGAGCTAGAGGATATGCTTGATCGTGCAGCAAGACGTGGTGCTACAGAAGCACTAAAGTCTATGGGCTTACAGGATGAAGATGCCCGAAAAGATATAACAGAGATGCGTACCCTGTTAGAAGCATATCGTGATACAAAGAAAAGTATATGGTCTACTATAGTAAAAATAACCACAGTAGGATTGCTTACTTTTATAGCTGCGTCTGTGTGGATGCAAATAGGGAATAAGTAAAGGTAGAAACAATGATGAACAAAGAAAATAGTGTGGCAGAAAATTCGCCAGACGTACTACTTGCAAGAAAGTTTCTAGGCTTTAATGGTCCTTCAGAGCAGCTAACAAACTTTCTAGCTGCAAATCCTGCTGCTGCTGCCCGTATGGGTAAGTATCAACAAGCTATGGCTGGCATGGCTAAAAACAAAGTAGGTGCTGATGAGGGTACTGCTGGTACAACTCTTGAAGACTTTCAAGAAATGCAGCAAGACCTCATCACAAAGACTATGGACCCCACTCAGTCTACTGTTTCGCAGATTACACCAGATGCTTCCACTCAGGACATCGCAGCTGGCACTGGTCAAATTGCAACACCAGCTCCAACAGTAACTGCACAAACCGTAGGTACAGGTCAACAAGCTGCAGCTCCTACTACTAGCCCTGCTGCACAGACTACAGCTACGACAGTAGCCCCTGAAGTTAAGGCTGAGACGGCAGCTACACAAGCACAGACTGGCACTGTATCACAAGAAGCTCAAGTAGATGCACAACAACAGACGGCAACTTCTATAGCAAACATGGAGGCTGCTCAAGGTACAGCTACTATGGTTAATGCTCCTGCTGCCAGAGAGATACGGGAAGGTGAACTTATCTCTGGTGTAGCTGACGCAGAAAAAGCTGCTAAATTTAACGAACAGATTCAGGCAGCTCAGGCTACACCATCAGATCAAGCTACAGTGCAAGGTCAACTAGAAGGACTGATGCAACAGTTTGAAGGTGGGGCAACACCTCCTTGGGCTTCAGGTGCAATGAGAAACGCAATGGCTGCTATGGCTGCTCGTGGACTAGGTGCATCCTCTATTGCAGGACAAGCTGTTATCCAAGCAACTATGGAATCTGCACTACCTATTGCACAGATGGATGCACAAACAGTTGCACAATTTGAATCACAGAACTTGTCAAACAGACAACAACGTGCTATGCTTGCAGCACAACAACGTGCACAGTTTCTTGGTATGGAGTTTGACCAAGCATTCCAAGCTCGTGTAGCCAACTCTGCTCGTATTGGTGATATTGCCAATATGAACTTTACTGCAGAGCAACAGATTGCTCTTGAAAACTCTCGTGCAGCAAACACTATGAACCTAAACAACTTGTCTAATAGACAGGCTATGGTAATGGCTGAAGCTGCTGCACTATCTAATTTAGATATGGCTAACTTAAACAACAGACAACAGGCTGCTGTACAAAATGCTCAGAACTTTATGCAGATGGATATGGCTAACTTATCTAATGCACAGCAGACAGAGCTGTTTAAGGCGCAGCAAAACATTCAAGCATTGTTTACGGATCAAGCAGCAGAGAATGCTGCAGCACAGTTTAATGCTACATCTGAAAACCAGACTAATCAGTTCTTTGCTAACCTTGCATCTCAGGTGTCACAGTTTAACGCATCTCAAAGCAATGCCATGTCGCAGTTTGACGCAAGCTC